AACAACCTCTCGGGTCAATGTCTTTTTAGCGGTGTAATTGCGGCCGTCGCGCACTGAAAAGATAAACGTGCCAGTCTCAACGGCATTTAGAACCAGGTCAGCGCCAGTCTCCATCTCGTAAGAATATTGAGACCATAAGTATGGGTCGTTCTCTAACTGATAATGAAGCAAACTTGTACCTTGGCCTGGTGTCGCATTGAACGCGAACTCCGCATTAGAGAAGAAGCGAACGAACTTATTTTCATCACCAGTCAGTTCTACGGTGACTGGGTTTATATCTCTTACTTCTGGGTCAAGTTTAGGTCCATCCAAAATATTGACGGTTATTGGATAAGACATACGGCCCAGATAGGTATATCCTGCGTCTGGTGTTATTTCAAAGTCATTGCGATAAGTATCACAATGTAAATAACCACTCAAAGTTGTCTTGGTCGGATACATCTCAAACAAGACAAGTGGAACAGTCCATTTAGGATTATCCTGGGTCTTTTCCGCAATAGTTCCCTCTAACTCACCAACTACGAACTTGATAGTAGAACAGGTTCCTGGTGTCATCTCACCGCCAAGGTCAGATAAATCAGTAAAAACCTCGTGATTGTTGAGAATAGTATACTCTTGACCTACTACCATTGGATTGGTGAAGTTCAAAGTATTTAGAGACCAGGAACTTTCATTTTTATAAGTGACTTGAACGCTATTGAAATGGTTCAATTCGTGCTGATAAATACCCGCACCAATATATAGATCAACTGGGTTTTCATCAACCGTATAAGTTCCAGAAGCCAACATTTGATTATTGCTTGCGCTCGCTGCGTCCTCTGGATATCTATGATAAACAGCATTACCCGCGATCTTTACGAGTATTTCACCAACGACAATGTAGCCATAAGTAGTGTGTAAGCGCACATACCAATCTACGGTAGCCTTGGAAGCGCTTGAAGGAGTAATTGTGTAGTATAAAGTCAGATAAGCGTAATTACTACCATTCGTATATCTTGTAGTTTGAAGACTATTACTCAATAAATCTGCCATTCAATCACTCCTCTCCCATCCAGAAGCAACCTGTTCTGTAATCAAAGTTTTCTTCATAATCTTCAAATCTTGAATATTTACCGATATTCAAGTAGGTGGTTGCGTGAAGGTCTTCGGCAATAACACCTTCGTTATTAGCAACCAGAACAGCCTCGCCAGAGCGATAAACGGTCATACCGTCTTCGGTAATCTGTGTAGTCATTTCTGTGCCAGACTTATCAATCAATAAGCCATCCTGATTGAAAGTGAAGCCAGTTGTAGTTTTGACCTGGGTCACTTCATTCAGTTTCAGTTCTTCTTCAATTGTGATCTTGACGTCTTCCGCACTTACCTTCGCAGATACCTCCTGGCGTAGCGTCTCAATCTCATTAGTCAAACTTTCTTCAGTTGTCTTTACCTGTTCGGTTATTTTAGAGACATTTGCGTTGATATTGCTCGCGTTCAACTGTAATTGCGCGATTGTTTGCGTATTCAACTGACTTTCGCTAACAACCATTTGTATTTGACGATTTACTTTATCAACCTTCGCAAAGGTCTGGTTCAGCGCAGTTCCCAAGTTCGCTGGGTTCTCCGCGGTCTCCACATCATTATTAGCATAACTCCACTCGGTATGTTGAGAAAAAGCGCCATCAAATAACAATGTATCATTCAGTAAGAAAGAATGAACGGTGTCGTCATCCTTCGTCACCATAGCAAACTTATCACCAATTTCAAGCAGGTAATTTCCTCGCCATTCAAGGTCAAACTGATTTATTCTCAAACCGCCTACACGGTCAATCGCAGCCTGTAATAACTCACCAATGTTATCTTGTAGAGACCAGAAGGGGTTATTACGAATGTATTGAGTAGAGCCAGTCAGTCCAGTAGAAGCGACAACATTCTCGCCCAGGTCAGTGACGTGCGCGATATTGTCAAGTCTGCGGTTAGTTCTACTATTCAAGGTAAAATATTTATTTTTCCCGATTGTAGTAACTCCACTTCCGTTTTTATTCAATCGCTTGAAAGTTAGTTTCCAATCTTTATTGATATAATAAATGGTCTGCGTAGCCTCTGCGATATAATTTAGGACTTGTCTAACTGTCTCGTCGCCGTTGAAGTTAGCGCCACCCTCAATCATCAGGTCAAACTCTTCTCCCGCGATACTGTCATCATCCAATGGAATATCAAGAACCTGGGCGCAAATCGCGCAAAGGGTTCTCAAAGAATACTCTAATGGTAATGGTAGTTCAGTCACTAACATTCCAGTAGCGACAATCAGATCATCGTAAGCGGTGACTGAAATCTCATTAGTATTCTCGTTTCTATTGACCTCGGTCACGTAGAAGTGCGGGAAGGGGTAAATGTAATCTCTATCAACACCGCACACTACTTCAAGAGTGTTGGCGGTTGATATATCAATACTGCGGTCGGGGTCAATCAGTTTCACGTTCAACTTGGCGCAGACGCCAAAGCCAAAGAACTTACCCTCTTCACCCAGGCGCTCAACCGTAAAAGATTTTAGAGCGTCGTGGCATCCGCAGGTAAGGGTCAGAGTTGAACCCTCATAGATTTCAACTCTGCCCTCTAATTTTCTGACTTGGGAGTTCAGCATTTCATTATGTAAATCATTTATAATCATACTCAAACTCTCCTTATAACTCGCTAAACTTTATAGACATTGTCTTGAATTGAACCTTATCGGCTCTAATTGTGTAATACTCAACGTCGTCTTCTGGAAGGATACAAGGAACGTTCTCTTCCAGAGCGCCTGTGACTGGATTGCGGAAAGAGAGCATCATACTGAAACCAAACAATTCACGCTGTATCTCATTCATTGCTACTTCATCCAAGGGAATAATATCAACACTGATCTCTCTCTTGGTTGTAATATGATCTACAACAGTATTACCTGCGGCGTTGGTCTGCGCGTTATACTTCGCCTTACGACGAATAGACAGCGCACTCACATATTTAGAAAAATCTTTTCCATTGATTTTGAAATAAGTCATTATGTCGTCTCCTTTCCTTATACCAGATTTAGTGCCAGGCTACCGCGCTGGCGGGTTAGTTGATTGATACTATCGACACTAATTTGTGCGAAAGTCTTACCATCGACTTGTAGAACGATTGGCTGGCTACCTTGCTTCTCGTTCAACTTTTCAGCGATACGGTCCAACCATTGAGTGTTCTTTTCCAGAGGAACAATGGCCTCTGCGCCATCTTCACCCAAGCCGCCCAATTGTCCGTCGCCAAATGGGAACAGAGTAGGTTCATCGAAAACGCCACCCTTGGCATACCATTCAATAGAGAAGTGAGGAACTCTCAATGGGTTTAGACCGAAATCACCAGAAATATGAATACGAGGTAATTTCAATTTTGGCAGGCTCCACTCAAAGTTCATAATACTCTTGGCCTTTTCAACCAGGTTCTCAACGATTGCCGCGATCATCTCACCACAAGCACTGATAACATCAGGGATTGTCTCAACAATACCTTCAACAATCATAGCGAACAAATCAAGCGCAGAAGCCAGAAGGTCAGGAGCAGCATCAACCACCGCAGTGATAATTGTGTCAAGTATCTCTGGTAAAGCGCCGATCAAATCAGGTAAGAACTGTGGAATTGCCTCAACGATTGCCAGGAATAGTTCAACCGCTGCTTCCAATAGTGTAGGAATATTATCCAAGACAAAAGTCAAAATTGACTCAATAATCTGTGGTAAAGCATCTACGATTACTGGGACGATTAGCGGAATAGCATCAACAATCGCAGTAAATAGTGTAATCGCTGCCTCCAAGAGACCAGGAATGTTCTCTACAAGGGTATTTAGAATAGCGTCAATAATCTGCGGTAAGGCCGCTACAAGGTCTGGAACCACTTCCGCTACTGCCTCTACGAGTGCGGTAAATAACTCAATACCTGCCTCTAAAATCTGGGGAATACCCTCAATTAGAGCGGCGACAAGTTGTGGAATTAGTTGAGCCAGGGTCGCCACAATTTGTGGGATTGTTTGAGTAATACCATTGATAATTTGTAGGATAATATCAATACCAACAATCAACAATTGGGGAAGGACTTCCGCAAAAGTCTGGAAAATCAAAGGAATTATATCAACAAAAGCCTGAACTAACATAGGTAAGGTCTCTTGAATACCTTGTAGTAAAGTATTGATGACCTGGACGCCCATAGTTAGCAATTGTGGTAATGTTTCAGTCAAATATGTAATAATCGTAGGAATTAGACCTACAACAGTTTCTACAACAGTTGGGATAGCCTGTGCGATACCAGTAATAATAGACATCATTACTTGAACGCCAAGTTCCAAAAGTGTAGGAAGCATTTCAGTGACTCGTGTTAGGACGGCATCAATCATCATACTGATACCTTCGCCCATCTTCTCTGCGCCACCGTCAAGGCCCTGGCCTAACATTTGAAGACCTTCACTTACCAGGGTTAGACCTGGAACAAGTTCTTCTAATAGACTCGCGGCAAGCATCTTCAACTCGGTCACAATAGGCTCTGCCAACTCGCCAAGAGCAGCCAAAGCCTCATTCATTCTACTCTGTGCTTCATTAGCACGTAATAGACCTGCGGCGTTCTCTTCATAAAGATCAGCAGCCTCGTCATAAAGACCGCTCAAAGTTCTTCTAATTAGTGCTTCTCGCTCCTGGGAAGTCACGCAAGCATCTAATTGCTCCTGGAACGCTTCTTCATTTACGCCAGCCCAGTTCAAAGCATCAGCCAGAGCGCCAGTCAATTGACCTGTTTTAGCGGTTTCGTTAGCGGCCTCGGTCAAACTCTCAATTGGCAAACTATCACCGAATGTAGCATAGACACCCTGACAAATGTTAGTCCATTCAGCCAGGTCCTGCTCGTTAGTTGTTAGTTGCGCCAAGTGGTTTGCTGCTTCAACAGCAACGTCAGTATCACCCAGGACGCGGTATAAATCGTTATAAGTTTCTTTGGCTTGTTCCGCAGAACTACCTACACTTTCAAAGGCGGTTTCAAGTTTCGCCATTGTGGTTCGGTATTCTTTCGTAGATTCAGCCAGTCCTACCAGTGCCGTAGCACCAGCCGCAACCGCAGTAGCAGTTGCCTTCATAGCGACAGCCGTAGTCTTGCCGATACCCTTCATTACAGTTCCGACGCCTTTACCTACGCTTGTCGCTACTTTTGAGAAGGATTGAACGGCCTTTTGGCCCGCTGCCAAACCCTTCTTCAATTTATCAATTTCAGCCGAAAGTATAACCTTCAACTCTTCATTCATTCTTCTTTGCCACCTCCTTGAAACGTTGGTTGTAAGAATTAGCAAATTGTTTGAAACGTAGAGCGGATAATTCAGCCTTTTTGGTTTTCTTCTTCTCTTCTACTTCCGTAGAACTGAAAAGATTAGGATAGACTTCGGCAATCTCCGGCATTTTATTACTGGAATTGTAGATACGAGCAATACTGCGGCCGATCAGATCAGCTAGGATATAATCACCACTGGCCTTCTCTCTGGCTTCGCGCACCATAACTCGCTTCTTACTTTCAATCAGTCGCTCCAATTCAGCGATAGTCATATTCCAGAAGTCAAACTCCGTAATTCCATAGTCCAGAGCCACTTCCAACCATTTATCAAAAAGCGATGTAAATAGCCTTGGTGGTGAACTTTTCTCGTTTAGTTCACCATTTAGACGTTTTTTTCGCCAATATCCTCACTTTTGATTAGTCCAGATACTTTATAGATTTCAATGATTACGGGAACAAAGTCAGTCATAGCGTGACCGTCATCTAAATAAGCATCAAAAATGTCGTAAGCCTCATTCAAAGTGATACCGTGATTGTATTGCTGTAAAGAAGCGTTCAACACCTGGACCATAGTGGTGATAGTTGGCATTGTGTCGCCATTACCGAAAATGGCTAATGGATTACAACCCAACTGCTTCTCCAACATCACGATATTTCTGGTGTTTAGGCGCAGTTTATAATCCTTATTACCCGCAGTAAAATCAACATATAACATAGTAAAATACCTCCATTTTTTAGTTCAGTTGGGGCAAGGGGAAAGGAGAAAACCCCTAACCCCAACGCCCTTATAAGGGATCAGGCCCAGATCATTTCAGAGTCGGGCTTGATAGCAAGAGTGTAAGTCAAAGCAGCATTGACACCAACGCTGTCTAACTTGACAGAGCAGGTTCCAGTGAAAGAACAATTAGTATCATCAGGAAGAGTAACCTTCCAAGACTGGGAACCTTCCAAAGCGGTCAATTCAACGAATTGAGCCTTCTCATATAGGAACTTGAAAGCCAGGCTATCGCCATAGTTCAAGATACCGTCAGTATACATATGAGCGGCATCGGCCAAAGTAGTGATTTCAATAGCCTCTGCTTCGCCGCCCAGATCAGGAATCTCCTGTAAGTTAGTCAATTCCTTCTCGCCGTGGAATAAAGAAATACCTTTACTAATAACTGCCA